AAGATATTCTTTTACAAGCCAAAGAAATGGAGAAGCAACAAATCATCAATTGCTATAATCAATCGTGGCATTTTAGAGATAAGCCATACGAAACAGCAGAAAAATACTACAACGAAACATTTGGAAAGATATAATATGACAAACAAAAAAAATAGTAAGCCTTTAGATTGACTAAAAATTATTACAACAAAATAGGTGGTCAAATGGTAGTCAAGTAGGTGGTCAAGCGGAAATTCCGAACAACCACTCTAATAATGGAAAATAATATCTAATTTTAGCGTTATAGTGGAAAAAATAGGCGCAAAGCAAGAAAAATAGGCGCAATAATGGAAAATAATAACTTTTTAGCTCACTTTTATATTCTATAAAGTGCAATAAATTGCTTTTTTGAGCCACAAATATTTGTATTTATACGCATTTGCATACAAAAGTGCTTTAAAAGGGATAATTATATGCAATTAAGGTTGTTTTATGACCAGTTAAATGCATGAAACTTTACTAAAACTTCATTCAATAGTTCCCAATTTGGGAACTTTACTAATACTTCCGTTTAGCGTTAGTAAGGGGGGGGGTGACCGAATTGACAGTTAATATATAAAGTCAAAAAGGACACTATTAATGTTGGGGACTTCTTGGGGAATGTTAGGGACTTTTCCCCTCTATACGATTTAGGATTGTTTTGGATATCCAAAATCTTCCAAAATTTTTCTCTTTTAGTTGTTTGTTATAGTAATTTGTAGTAATATTGCATTATGGCAGAATTAAGTGTTGAATTTCCTATGGTTAGCCAAATGGTTAATAAGAAGTTTGAGAGCATTTGGTATAATGAAGATAGATACTTGTTACTTTATGGTTCAAGGGGTTCTTCCAAGTCTAACTTTGCTGCTAAGAAAAAAGTATTTCAATGTTTGACCTTTCCTTACTTTAGGGATATTATGATTCGTGAGAGTTATAACACTATTAAGGATAGTCAGTTCCAAACTATTAAGGATATTATCTATGAATGGGGATTAGAAAGCCTTTTCCACTTTAAAGAGAACCCTTTAGAAATCCATTGTAAGAATGGTAATATCTTTTATGCTCGTGGTTGCGATGATGTAGATAAAATCAAGTCTATTAAAGACCCTTCTGGTGCTTGGTACGAAGAAGCAAATAATATCTCTCAAGAGGACTTCTTAACCATCACTACTTCTATTAGAACATCTAAAGCTCCGTATCTTCAAGAGGTAATGACACTTAACCCAGAATGCAAAGGAGATTATCACGACTTTTGGGTTTATAAGATGTTTTTTGAGCCTTTAGGAGGACAAATGGAAGGCAGAGCAAGTTTAGACATCCAATTAAGCGAGTTTGAAACATTAAGCACACCTTATACGGTTCATCACTCTACTTACAAAGATAATCGCCATGTTGGTAAAGCATTTATGGCTCAATTAGAGCAATTAGCAAATATAGACCCTTATTACTATCAAGTTTATGCTTTAGGGCAATGGGGAGAGAAGAAAGCTCAAAATCCATTCTTTAGTGCTTATGACAAGAATAAACATACTAACGATGAGCCTAAATACGATTATAGAAAACCACTTTACATATCTATTGACTTTAACTTAAATCCTTTCTCGGTTTCTTTCTATCATCTTTGGAGAGATGCTCACGGAGAACACTTGCATTGCTTTGATGAAATGGAGATTTATGGTGGTTCGATACCAGAACTGGCCGATAGAATCAATCAAAAGTACGGAAGAAGTTTACCTATGTGTAAAATAACTGGCGATGCTATGGGTAATAGAGGAGATATATCTCAAAGGGATAATGCTTCACTTTACTTACAACTTGTTAGACTTTTAAAAGGAGTTAGAGTTACCCAGCTTTATACACCAGCCAATCCTACTCACGAAAACAGTAGGGCCGATTGTAATTACTTTCTTTATCACTTTGATGACTTTAAGGTTAGTACAACGAGTTGTAAGGGTATGATTCGAGATTTAGCCAATATGCAAGTGGATTCATTTAACTCCATTATTAAGAAAAACCGTAAAGATGTGAACCAAAGAGCCGATTTTGGGGATAACTTTAGATATATGGTAAATACCTTTATGTTTGACTGGATTAAAAGACATTCAAAAGGAAGTAGTAGGATATATAAAAAATAATTATCTTTGTAGTATGGAATGTATAAATTGCACAAGAACAAAACCAGTATTAAGCTGTGTAACTAATTTAAGAATTGGTACTTTAGCTAACTCAACTGCGTATTATGTTTATTTTAGAAATAGCTCAAGTGGTAAATTCAATAGATTAAGTGCTACCTCAAATGGTAGTGGCTTATTAACGGCTGTACTTGATTTTGACCCATTAGCTAACTCTCAATATGAAGTTTGGGTAACTTTACAAACTGCTGAAGATATAGAAGCTAAAGAAGCCATCAATATTGGTACTATTGAAGCTACTTGTCTTTTTATGCAATTCCAAAGAGTTTACAATAGTGCAAACACTTCAATAACTGCAACTAATCAAACATTAGCCTTAGCATAATGATTTACATATCTGTGATTATATCACTTGTAACTTGCTCAATAGCGATTATGAGTGATTACAAAGTAGGAGAGACTAAAAGGTTTCAGATGCTCTTATATTGGCTTAAAAAGCCTATCATTGACTTTAGAGAACGAATAGAACACATATCTACTTTAAAGAAAAGAGATGCAAGAGAATATTATTCAAATGCTATCAATTCTTTACAAGACAATGATGTAAGGAACTCTAAAGTAAAATACTATATGGACTTACAAGATAAAAAGATGGAAGAAATTGAATCTTGGAAAGAGCGTAAGCTTAATTATGAGTTTTACCTTAAACCAATCATTCTTTGCGTTTATTGTATGCCTTCTTTTTGGGGTTCTATTATCTATGTGAGCTTAAACGGATTTACCAACCCATTAGAGTGGATTTTATGTTGCACTATGAGTGTATTCATAAACGCTTTTATCTGGGACTTATATACTAAACTAAACTAAAATGATTATTGCCAAAAACTTACAATCTGTTTACAAAAACAACAAAGAAGAACTTTTAAAGCTTTTAGCGAAAGACCAAAACAAACCAATCGGATTTGATGAGTTAGAATACTCGTTTGTGGACTTTCAAGGCAAGAAATACTATTCATTTCCAGAAGCAACTGCTTTACCTATTGAAAGATTGGCTAAAATGGAAGAATACAAGGTTTATATGTCAAGTGGCCTTCACGCTGATATGGTTACAGAGATAACAGAGTATATGGAATCTATCTTAGGTAAGATTGTAAACTCTGGCCTTGACAACGAAGTAAAAAAGAACTCCTCAAAGAATATTGGAGATTTAGGAATGCTGATTAGAGAGTTAAAGGAAAGACAAAAGACTTTTATTCCTATTGAGATATATTATGCGTTCTTAGCTATCCAATTAGTTAGAGAGGATGAGAACCCACATATCTTTAACAATAGCGTTCATAACTCTAAAATAGCTGCATTGATGGATTTAAACGAACACAATGGTGGGTTTTTTTTTGGCCAAAGGGAATCGAAACAGCTTCAAAGCTGGTTGAATATGTCAGAACCAGAATGGAACGAATACTGGCAGAACTCAATACAGTTTCATCAAACAAGAATAAAAGCATTAGAAACTTACTTATCAATCAAATAGTCATTGCTATGCGTGATGACAGAGAGCAGCTTCTGATGCGACTTTCTGATGGAGATAAAGTGCAGTATGATTCCTTAAAGAAGGCCAATGTAAGGGAGTTTTTGAATAAATTTACTATATTTGTAGATGAGTTGAAAGTGCCAAAGTAACAAGGCAAATAATGAGTTACCTTTAATAAGATACCATTATGGCACAAGTAATAGAAACCGTATTTTCAATTAGAACCGAGGAAAGCGTAGCTAACCTTAATGAAGTTGTTGGAGCTTTAGGCAGAACTGAAGCGGCTGGTAAAAAAGCAGCTAAAGGTGTTTCTGATGAAATGGCTAAGATTCCAGCATCAACCAAAAAGGCAGCATCTGGATTTAACGGCTTAGCAAACTCAATAAATCAAGTTTCAAGGGAATTACCAGCTTTTGCGTTTTCAGCTCAAACTGGTTTCTTGGCTATATCAAACAACATACCTATTTTAATTGATGAGATTACTGCTCTTAGAAAAGCCAATGCTTTACTTAACGCTGAAGGTAAAGCTTCTGTTCCAGTATGGCAACAAGTAGCTAAATCTTTATTTTCGTGGCAAACAGCTATGTCAGTAGGTATTTCATTATCTGTACTTTATGCTAAAGAAATAGGAGCTTTCTTTAAGGAGTTATTTAAAGGTAAAGAAGCAATAGATGCTGCTAAAATAAGTTTAAATGCTTTAAATAAAGCTTATGAAAGCCAAGAGTTAAAATCTTCGATACAATCTTTATATGAAATGAGAATAAATCTTGCATCTGCAAATGCTGGTTTTATTAATCAAAAAGCAACTTTAGAAGAATATAATAAGACTTTTGGTGTTACTTTTGGTATTGCTAAGAGTGTTAATGAAGCCGAACAAACTTTAATTAAAGGCACTCCATCTTATATACAAGCTTTAATACAAAGAGCAGCAGCTCAAGAATTAATTAATGAAGCTTCTGCTGATTTATTAGCAAGAGATAAAGCTATTAGGGATAGAAATGCAATACAAGCAAAAATAGATAAAGCAAACGCAGATGCTTTAAAAGATAAATCTGGAAGTGCAGCATTAGGTGGAAGTATGTTTGGCCCAACATCGCAACAAACTGGAGCTAATATTTTATATTTAGAAAAACAGAAAAAAGTTTTAGGGGAAGAAATAAATAATTTTGATAAAGCACAACAAACTAAATTAAAATTAGCAGAAGGATATGCCTTTGAATCTGCTAAATTTTTAAAGACTGGATTAGATGATGATGGTGGTAAAAATGCTACAAAGATACTTAAAACTCAATTTGAACTATTACAAGAGCAAATAGGTAAATTAAAAACTCAAATAGAAAATGGTATCTATACTGGCAAAAATGTAGATAAAGATATTGAATTATTAGCCAAATTAGAACAAAAGGTAAAAGATGTAGAAAAAGCATTTAGTGTTCTTACTGGAGAAGATGCTGAATTAAATTTTGAAGCTGCTATTAAAGATTCTGAAGACTTTTTAACCGAAATAGGTAAACAATCAAGTGATGATTTAAAAGATAGAAGAAAGGAAGATAAAAAAGCTATTGAAGATAAACTTTCAGCTAACAAGGAATTTTATCTAAGAAGAAAAGAACAAGCTGGAGATAATCAAGCACAATTAGACATTGAAAATGAAAATGAAATATTAGGCGATATTAAGGTTTATAAAGAAGCATTAGCTGCTGGAGAAGATTATGGAGATAAATTATTAGCAGCAGAAGATAAATTAAGACTTCTTAGATTAGCTAATGATAGAAAATATGCTAAAGAGAAACAGAAAATAGAAGAAGAAGTTACAATGGCTTCAATTCAAATAGCTCAAACTGCTGCTGATGAAATATTTCAAAGACAAAGAAATAATGCTAACGCTAATGCTAATGCAGAAATATCAAATCTTGAATCATTAGCAGAAAAGAAAATAATATCAGAAGAAGAACTTGGAAAGAGAAAAGCTGATATAATGAATAGAAATGCGGAAACTCAAAGACAATATGATTTAGCTCAAATTAGTGTAAATACTGCATTGTCTATTATTAAAACATTTGCACAACTTGGTTGGCCAGCTGGTATTGTTCCAGCCGCTTTAGCAGCAGCAGAAGGACTTGTTCAATATTCATTTGCAGCTTCTCAACCATTACCTAAGTTTTATGCTAAGGGTACAGATAGAGTTACTGGCGGTATTGCTGGTAAAGATAGTGTTAGTGCTATGTTAATGCCTAATGAAGCAGTTATTCCAGCTAAGGCTAATATGGAAAGACAAGGCCTTGCAAAGGCTTGGATTAACGGCGATTTAGATAGACATTTAGCTATGAATTATATTAACCCAGCTATTAATGAGGTTAATCGTAAATGGGAAACATCATTAAAGCTTAACCAACAAAGCACATTTATTAGAAATGATAACTTTAGTGATAAGAAGATTGTAGGAGAATTAGTTAAATCTAATAGATTAAATAGAGTATTAATAAGTTCATTATCAGATAATAAATCATCAAAAAGAAATAGGAGAAGCTGGAATTGAAAAATTATAGAGTTTACTTAGATAATATTTTATTAAAGAATATACCAAATGGCTTAGATATGTTCCAAAAGGAGTTTAAAAGAGATAATGACCTTTATGGTATTTACTCTATATCTTCTTATGACTTAGTATTTGTAGGCGATGGATATTGTATTCTTAGAGATTTTCAAGATAATATTGATTCTTGCACTAAATCTATTAAAGTACAAGAAAATTGCAATAATATTTGGGTAGATGTATTTGATGGTATTATAGAAGTAGGCTCTGTTGAAATTAATGAATCTACATCGGAAGCAACTTGCACAGTAGAGGACAATAGCCCTCTTGCTTTAATGGTAAGAAATTCTGAAGCTGATATAGATTTACAAACTACAATCGGATTATACAATAATGGGATAACCCCAATAAATGAATTGACTGTAAATTTAAGTTCTCCATTAGCAACTCCATATACTGGTGTTTTTATATATGATTATACTGAAGCGTTAAGAGTTGTTTTAGAATCTATTACTGGTTTAGATGTGAATGTACAAAGTACATTTTTAGCAAAAGCAGTAAATGATTGTATATACGATTTAGAGTTTACTGGGGATATGTCGCAACTTATAGATGCTACAATAGTATATAAAAACTTTCAAGGACAAACAATAACTACAAATCCTATAATAGTAGGAGGAGCAACAGAATTGTTTATTGTGGGTTATTATATGATGCCTTTTTCATTACACTTAGGTTCAGTTGCAGCAAATTTCGATTATGTACAAAATGCTTTCAAAAATGATTTAGACCATAGAGATTTTTATTACTTTACTACTGATAACGCTAATAAGAAAATAAGACTATATAGTAATCTTCCTATTGAAATATTAAGCACTTCTATTAATTCATTTGATGTAACTGCAACATTAGGATTCACTAAAATACAAGATTTTGAAGATGGGGGTAATGTGCCTTGTCTTAGTAATTATAGATTATTACACGCACAAAATGATAAAGCAAGATTTAGTGTTAGCTTTAAAACATTAATGTCTGAATTGCATAAATTATTTAATGTATATTTTATAGCTTCTTATAATAATCAAGGAGGAATTGATTTTAGAGTTGAAGATTATCAATATTTTGCTAATGCACCAGTAAATATGACATTTGATAATGCTCAAGATTTAAAGGTAAGCTTTGATGAAGAAAATACAGCTAATTCAATAACTACTGGAGAAGCTACAACAAACAACTTAGGTTCAAATGAATTTACATTTGCAAGTGAGTTTTGTGGTCTTGGCCAGAATTTTGATACTAAAAATGATTTTGTGATAGGTGCTTGGCAAATATTTGAGGATTTAAAAACTCCATTTAAAGCAGATAAAGAGAATGAATATTATATAATAGAAAACAATGGAGATGTAGATTCTGTATTTTTTGCTGGAAATCCTTCTGCTGGTTTGCCTAACAGAGTTTCTTATGCTTATAATATGCACTATACTAATTATCATAAAATTTATAGGCACATGAATAAGTTTAGGAATAGCATAAAAGGTAATATATCTGTACCTTGGATAGTTACAGAACACTTATCTAATATAAATATAGATAATACTGCAAATAATAGAATATTTAGGGTTTACGAATTTTATGAATATATGAGTAGGACAAAATTCAATTCATTAATTGATAGCAATATAGACAAAGTACAATTCAAAAAGACAAATGATAGCATTTATAGAGAAGGCTTAATAAAAAGCGTTTTTTATAATGACTTAGATGGAAAAGCACAAATAGTAATTTTAGGAGAATGATAACAATACCAGAATCACAAGCAATTAAGTTCCTTGCTGAAGGCGAGAGCAACTTTAATAATTCAGACATCTGTGGATGCAATACTGATGAACAATGGAACTACAAAGTAACTGCTGGAGATGATATATGCTTTCAGTTAAATGCTACTTGTGAGGAATCAGCCGATTTAGTATCAAATGGTTCTTTTGAAGAAGCTGGGGAAACAGCTAATGATTTTGCTGATTGGACAAGAACCAATGATGCAGAAACAACTCAAGTTACAAGATTTTTAGATAATAATGCTCCTTGTGGCAATTATATTGCTCAATGGACTAATACAGTAGATACTCCTACTGTTGCATCAATCACTCAATCTATCACTTTAGAAGCTAATAAAACTTATAAGTTTTTATTTAAATTAAAGATTGAAGAAGGTGTTACTCCTACAAATTCTAATGCTAATTCAGTAATATTTAATATTAACGCTCAAAATTATCTTATTACTCCAACAACTACTTGGACAGAATATGAAATAAAAGCTACTATGGGTAGCACTATTACAAGCAATACTATATCCATTTCACTTAATACATCTATACCTTCAAATGTTTATAAGCTTTTTGTTGATTGTGTTTCAATGGTAAAGTATGGAGATTGCTGTGTAATAAATACTGTAAATAATGGTTGTTTTGAATTAGGTACTAACGCTGATGCGGAATATGATTTACCAGCAAAGTTTGATAGTTGGGCAGCATATAATTATTCTGAAAGCTTAACTGGAGGTATAAACGATTCAAGATGTATAATTTTAGATGGTATTGGTTCATTTGTTACTCAAAATAGTGTATTTACCCCTAATACAAACTTTACTATTAGCTTTTACGCAAAAGCAAGTGTAAATGGTGCATCTATACAGCTTTATTCTTTGCCATCTAGTACTGCTATAATATCTCAAGGATTAACTACTGAATGGACATTATATACACTTAATTTCCAAAATGTTTCTGATAGTTATATTCAATTTATACAAGATGAAACAGATGAAGAAATATTTTTAGATTGTGTTCAAATAAACTCTTTACCAGAAGTAAATGTAGTTATTTATGATACTGTTAATGATATTGAGATACCAGTAAGCAATGATTCTATTCAAGCTTATGAAAGTTCTATAAATGTTTGCTTTAATGTAGATGACTATGAAACACCAGATTGCTTTATAATTTGTGTTACTTCTTGTATAACAAACTTAATCCTTAATGGTAACTTTAAATTAGGCTCTGGAGATTTATTTACGAATTGGACACTTATACAACAAGCTGGTAGAGTAAATGAGTTTCTTTATTCTCAACAATTTCAACAAACATCAGCTTGGACAAATACTAATATAAATATTAGCACTAACTTTTTAGCCCCAGATAATACAAATACAGCCGAAAAACTAACACCAAATAATACTAATGCAGTACATACATTATCACAATTTGTAACTGCTGGGGTTTCAAATACACATACAGTTAGTTTTTATGCTAAAGCCAATGGTTATGGTACATTGTTAATTCACGATTCAGAATCAGATACTGGATGTTTCTTTGACTTATCTACTGGAACAGTTGGTAGTGATTATGGAACTACTGCTCCTATAAATAAATTTATAGTTCCATTTGATAATGGATATTATAGATGCTGTATGGTTTATTTTAATAATTCAGATAGTAACATTAATTTATATGTTTGTCAAGATGAATCTACTATTGCTTTTATTGGTAATGGTGGAAGCATGTATGTGTTCCAATCTCAACTTGAAAATAATACTTATGCTACACCTAATATTTTAACTACAACAGCCACAGTTACAACTTCTGTTGGAGAGATTATCCAAACAACTACTGGTGGAATTGATGGCGGTAGAGCAGCTCAAATTTGGGGAGGTTATAATGATGTTAAATTAAGACAAAGTATAACATTAACTAACGCAATTCAATACAATGTTAAAGCTTGGGTTAGGTATGAAGATTTAGATTCAAACCCTAATATTCAGTTTTTACTTGCTGGTAGTAATATTGGTTATTACCCTTTAACAAGCTCTTATGAGTTAATAGAGTTTAACTTTACTAATAGTGGTACTGCAAGTAAAACATTTGATATTACATTAAATACAGACAATTTAAGCGGATTTGCTACAATAGATAATGTTATAGTAACTCCTACTGCTGATTTAAGCACTTATTGTTCTGAAAATTTTGGCTATTATGAGGAACTTGATTCTTGTTCAAAAGAGTTAGTTTGGTATGATAATGAAGATTTTGCTCAAGGTATTAACTATGCTTCTGGGTTTAAGAATAAAATGAGAATTAGTGCAGCAAGACAAAATCCAACTTATATCAAATCTGATTATAGCAAAACATTAAACGGAGATGTTTCATCTATAAATTCACTAAAAATAAGAAAGACTTGGGAGTTTACCATCGAGGCTTCTCCAGAGTTTATTTGGGATAGAATGGCTTGTATGACTGGAGTGAGTAATATTGAATATAATGGGGTTAATATGTGTTCTGCGGATGAAACAGAAATAACTCCAACTTGGGATAGAAACTCAAGACTTGCAGCTGGGAACATAATTTTATTACCAGCTTATGAATATGTTGTAAATAGGTCTTATAATTGTCCTTAAAATTAGTATATTTGCATTGCGATGTTTATGTGCCATAAATACTCTAAGGCATTAAAGAATAGGGTAATAAAACTTTTAGAAGTTAAATTATGTATAATTGCTCAAATTACGGATGCGACCCTTTAGATGCTTATGTTCTTAACGAATGTAATGAAATTCTTTTAGGTGGTTTTGACCAAGCAATTCTTTTAGAGTGTAACCATCAAATTACTGACCCAAGCAATGCAACTCAAGTAAACGCTGCATTAGCAAACGGAACAGCTACTTTAGTTACTGAAGCATCGTTTTCAATCGAAGCACCATCTGCTGTAACAGTTGATACCTTAGTGGCTTGTCAGCCTCCAAGAACTGTAAACTACACCAGAACTGGTATGTATAAAAACCAAAATGTTAATCCTACTAATGTGGAGTTTCACGCTCCAATCTTTAGAGGTAAAGTATTTGGTGGATTGATTATCCGTATGTGTTCAGAAACTGATAATGGAAACGGTTATGTTTATTGGGTAGATAGTTCAGTTACCTTTACGGGTGGACTTATCGGCCCAGCTAACAATACTGACTTACAAAGATTTGAAGGAACAATTACTTGGACAGCTAAAACTGACCCAGCTATGTACAATGAACCAGCTGGTGTTTTCGCTTAACACTTAAAGAGGGGTCTAAAAAGCCCCTTTTTTTTATTAAACTTTATGACTAAAGGAATTTTATTATCTGCTTTCGGCAGAAAAGGATATGCTTACGCAGCATTTAATATGTGCGTATCTATCAAGAACTTCAACAAAGATATTAAAGTAGCTTTCGCATTTGATAGAGAAATCTTTAAGTATCTATCTCCAGAGAAAATAGCTCTCTTTGATGAACTAATAGAAATACCAAAAGAACAATTTTATACTAATAGAATAGACCCAGCACTCTATAAGACTGCTATTTATAACTATTTGCCTTACGATGAGAATCTTATCTTGGATGTTGATGGATGTGCGTTACAAGACTTACAACCATTAATTGACAAGTTAAGTCAAATTGATAAACCAATCCAAACGGAAGTTATGGGTATTGGTGGTAAGTTTGATGAGATTAGATACTCTATTTGGGCTTCTAATGCTGTTATATGGGAAAGGTTCAAACTTAATGATGATGCTATACTACCAGCAATCCAATCTTCGTTTATGTACATTAAAAAGAACGAATGTAAAGAATACTTTGAGAAGCTTGAAGCTAACTACAAAGAAGGCATTGAGTTGGATAAGATTGTAACTTGGGGAGGAACTATTCCAGATGAGTTGTTTTATAGTGCTACATTTGCACAAATGGGAATAGACCCAACAATAGATATTAAGCCTATATTCTTTGGTAATTATTATGCTCCAGAAAGTTATACTGAATTAGGAGAGAAATTTTATGTACTTTCGCTTTACGGAAACGGAATAGGTAGAAAAGAAACTAAACAAAGATACATAGACTACTACGATAGAATTATGAGAGTATATTGCTCTAACCAAGGCATAGCTCACGATTATAAAGTTCCTTACATAATGACAGATAAACACTTGAATTTCAAATGATTGCATTAACATCAATTTCCCCAAAACACATCAACGAAGATATACAAGGAACAGCCATAAACTCTTGGGTTAATTTAGGGCTTAAAGTATATTCGTTTAACAATTCTAATGAGATTGCTATTCTCAAAGACAACTACAAGAATGTAACTTTTATAGAAAGTATAAGTGGAGAGCATAAGTTTGGAAGGCCTTTAATCTATTTAGATACTTTATTGGACTTTGCTAAGACCCAAGATGACACAGATATTTGTCTTATTAACTCTGATATTATCCTAAATGATAGCTGGACATTGCTTCCAGAGATTATTGAAAAGTTACCCCATAGAGCAACTATTGTCAAAAGGAGAGATTTCATTAATGACATAAATGATAACAAAGTATTTGAAAGTGGTATAGATGTATTCTTTATTCATAAAAATTACATAGATTTGATACCAAAGTCAGAATTTGCTATTGGAGCTTGTTGGTGGGATTACCATGTTCCTTATTCGCTTATGAAGGCTAATATACCAGTTAAGTTCCTTAGAGAGCCATTTGCTTTCCATAGACTTCACAATGTTCAATACTCTGCAAAAGAATGGGAAGCTTTAGGCCACGAGTTTAAACATTTACACTCTGTAAGGACAAGAAGTATAATGCAATTAAACAATATAATTTACGCTTACATAATGGATAATGTTAAATGGTAATATTTATAAAGACTTGGAAGAACGACCTCAAATGGCTTAAATACTGTCTTAAATCAATAGATAAGTATGGTAGTGGGTTTGAAGTGTTAATTGTTGCAGACTGGGATTGCAAATCCGAGATTGAATCTTGGGGATTAACCAAAGAGGTTGTACATTATTGTAAGCCTAATTTTGATGGTTACTTATACCAACAATACATTAAGCTTAGGGCTTTTGATTATACTGATTCAGAGTTTATATTATTTATGGATTCTGATTGTATTTTTACAGAACCTACAAAGCCAGAGGATTTCTTTACTGATGGTAAACCAAATATGCTAATGACCCCTTACGAGGATATCCCAGAAGTAATGTTTTGGAAGGAAGCTACTGATAAAGCAACTGGCTTAGATGTTAAATATGAGTTTATGCGTAGGAACGGATTAGTGTACCATAGAAGCACTTTAATTGGTTTATGGTTAAGTTATTCAAACAAGTTCTTAAATCAGCTTAAAAGGGCTAAAAATAGGCAATTCAGCGAATTTAATATGATTGGTGCTTATGCTTTTGAATATGAGCAAGAAAAGTATAATTTTGTAAATACAAGAGATTCAATTCCACATCATCCAGTAAGACAATTCTGGAGCTGGAGTGGCTTAACAGAAGAAGATAAACAAGAACTAAACAAACATTTATGAAAATCTTAAGAAACGATTTAGCAGTTTTAGAGAATGACACTCACATTAGTAAGTGGGTTGAGCAACACAATTCATTAATCCATAACAAATCATTAGCACAAGAGCTTAAATACTATCTTCGTAAAGATATGAGCATAGTAGAGATAGGTGCTTTTATAGGGGATAATACAGCTTTCCTAAAAGACTTAGGTAAATGGGTTATTTCTTTTGAACCTAATCCAGAAGCATTTGAATGTCTTGAGCATAACTCTCAATATTGGGATAATGTTACTTTAGCTAATTGTGCTATTGGCTCTAAAAAGGGCAAAGTAGATATTAACAGAAATGAAAATGTAGGTGCAAGTGTATGTGTAGAAGGCTCTCAAATAGATGTTATAACACTTGATTCACTCAAGTTAGATTCTATGGACTTTATGATATTAGACTGCGAAGGATGGGAATTAGATGTATTAAAAGGGGCTGTTGAAACCATAAAGAAATTTCAACCTTTAATGTTAATTGAAATAAACCAAAGAACTTTAGAGAAATTTGGGAAAAAACCACAAGATATATTCGATTTTCTTAATAAATTAGGTTATTTTTGTAGGAACTTATATGCAAATCTCCCAATGGAAGGAGAACAGTATGATATTTTATGTTTTAAATCTAATTACAATGGCTAAGAAAATAAAAAAACCTAAAACTAAAACTTATTTAGTTAGACCGAGTATCACTAATTGTCGTAAAGGTAAAGGATGTATGAGTACATCTCACGAAGAAATGGTTTACAAAGGAAGTAAAATAGCAGCATAAGCGATGTACAGTATAGAAGAAATTGCAGCTAAGATTAAGCGTGTTTCTGCTCTTGCTATTGAAGCTGAGAGAGAACGCAAACAAAGAGCTTACAATAGTGATGTAGCTATGTTATTCGGTAGCGAATACATTGATGTACTACCAGACTATTTTGAAGGCTATGATGAATCAGTTGAGGATTATGAAGCTATTAGAGTTCATAGTGAGAAAAACTGTTTCCCAGCAAGATTGTTTGCAAAGAGAGCACCTAATCAAACGGAACAAGCAGCTCGTTGGATGCAAGATAACTATAAAAATGTTACGCAACCAGTATTCGTTGATTTCTTAAATACTGTACTTCGTGCAACACACGACCAAAATTGGAGTATTCACTTTGGTTTAGATGCACCACAATACGAACAAGCTGGATTAACATTCCAAAAATATTTAGATAATGACATTAGAGATTATGGTTCATTGGAATCATTCTTTAAACAAGTAATGTTTGCATTGCAATTAAAAGATGCAATGGGTGTTATTGCTATTAGACCAGATTCTCTTGAAATGCTTGAGGATGAAAATGGTGGATATGTTTTAGATTCAACTAAACTTATTGAACCACAACCATATTATTTTACATCAAGACAAGTAGTTGGATTTGAAACAAGTTATTGTATTGTAGAATCTGATGAGCGTTCTATTGTAGAATATTACGGAAGCAAAAGAGAAAAAGGTAGAATCTATGAGTTTTATGATGACCAAAATATTTGGTTTTGTAAACAAGTAGGCAAATATGTAGATAATCAATTTGAGATTACTTTATTTTACAATCATGGTTGGGGTAAAGTCCCAGCTACTCGTTTAAGAGGTATTCCAGTAGTTTACGAAGGTAAAGTATTATGGCAATCTCCTTTCTTATTTGCTACTGACTTATTAGATTTAGTTGCACAGAATAGTGCTTACAAACAAGCAAGTATTGCTAAATGCGTATTCCCAGCTACAATTATGTTGGGAGATATTTGTGAGTTTGAAGAAAATGGGAATAGATGTAGTGATGGTATTATAGGATTTAATGATGAAGATGGTAACTATCATTCTCACACTTGTTCTAATTGCCACGGAGTTGGTTTAGTTTCTCGTTTAGGCCCATTGGAAACAATGTTAATTAAGCCAGAAGTTAGAGGACAAAACGAAAGTGAATTGCGTTCTTCTCAAGAGCCATTAAAATATGTTTCTCCAGAGGTTCATACTTTACAATTCTTAGAGGAATCTATTGATAAAACCGAGATGAAGGCTCGTAAGATTCTTCACTTGCAAACATCAAGCTCTGATATTAAGGGTTATGAGAATATGACTGCTACTGGAACTGTATTAGACAATAAAGCTGCATTTGCATTTATTATGCCTATTGCACATACTGCATTTGAAACATTTGAGTTTATCATTAATGCTATTGGTTGGATGCGTTACAAGGATGATTATGTAAAGCCTTCTATTGCATATCCACAAAGCTTTGATATTGGAACTGAAAGAGATATTTTAATGACTATCTCGGAAATGGTTAAGAACCAAGTTCCAGCAGTATTGATTCACGCAGAGATATTTAGATACTTAAAATCAGTATTCTACACAGATGCTAAAACAACTGCTGTTTACGAATTAATGATTAATACAGATAGGTTATTAGTTTTAAGTGGCGATGAGGTTATGTTAAGACAAGCTAAAGGTCTTGCAGAAAGATGGGAAGTTATCTTACACGATTCATTTATGTCATTCGTTGACCAGATGATTGCTTTAGAGCCAGATTTCTTAACTCAAGATTTCGAGGTTCAAAAGACAAAGATAATTGATATGGCTAAATTAAAAGCTGCTCAAATAACTGAAAGTAATAATGTATCAGTACAAGGTATTGATTCAATGATTCAATAATGACTTTAGAAGAAATTATAAAGCTTAAATTATCAAGGTTAGATGATATTCCTACTGCATACACCAATGGTATAAAAGATACGCAGAAGGAGATTATGTTGGAGATGTTGGATTCTTTAGAACAACTAAAGAGGGATGAGAAAGGAAACATAAAAAGAACTCAAGCTAACCTATCAATCATTGAAGATATTAACGATGACCTTCAAAAGATATTTAAAGCTTCAGAGTACCTTTCACTTACTTCAGTATTCTTAAAAGAGTTTGATGAACAAGCAAAAATAACAGATGACTTCTTTAAGAAAGCATTTGGAGATTTTGAGGTATCTTCTTTTAATTTAAAAGCATTAGAGGTAAGCCGTAAACAAGCATTTGAATTAATGGCTGGACAAGCTTATTTAACTTCTAATCTATACAATCCAGTAAAGAATATCTTAACAGATGCAGTAGTTGCTGGGGATGCCTACGGTAAGACAGTTAAAGCTATCAGCCAAGCCATACAAGGTGGTACAATCAACGGAAACAAGTTAGAGGGTAGATTATATCGTTATGCTAAACAAATGGCTTTTGACACCTTCGCAGTAGCTGACAGAGGATATACTAATAATATAGCTCAAGATTTAGATGTGGAATGGTATGCTTATAGAGGTGGCCTTGTTGAAGATTCAAGACAATTCTGTATTACTCGTAACGGAAAATACTACCATAAGAAAGAAGTAGAAGCTTGGGGAGATTTAAAGCAATGGGATGGTAAAATACCAGCAACTGATAGCAAGACAATATTTGTTTACGCTGGAGGTTATAGATGCAACCATTCTATACTTCCTAATGCCATATCTGCTACACCAGTAGATGTTATCCAAAGGAACATTGAAAATGGTAACTTTACCCCTACAAAAGCAGAGATAGAAATATTAGGATTGTAGTTAGGATAGGATTTGAACCTATATGGTAGGCTTATCTAGAAAGCCGTTTGAAGTACCTATTACAAAAGTCTTATAGCTATTAATGCTTTTGATTTTAGCGTTTACCGTTTCGCCACCTAACTATTTTTTATAAAGATTTAAGCTCTTTAATCTCTCTAATTTCTTCTTTATGTACTCCATCAATCATCACGAAGATAACTGTACTTTGCACAATAAAGTTTACTTTGTTTAAATGCACATCGTGCTTTTTAGCATAGAACTCTTTTAACTTATGAAGTGTTTGATATAATACTTCAATTTCTCTTTTCCTTACAATCATTATTTTCCTAATAAAAGTTTATTAACTGCTGTTTCAATACTAATCTTAACTCCACTTTCAGTTAGAGCCTTAGCTTGTCTTGCGTGAATGATAGCCATTGCTTCTCCACAGAATTTAATTGTTGCTGTTATACAGTCTTTATTTTTGCGTTCCCTTGCCATATAGTAACATATAGTAATAAACTACAATATTAGGTATAAATATTCACATTTCCAAACATATAGTCCTATATTTGAAGAAAAAACAAATATTTATGTCAGTAAGATGCCTAAATGAGAAGGGAACAGTAGTCTTTATCCCAGAAAAGCTCGTAGCAATGCCAGACTACATGAGGAGAAATAAACTTGTCGTAGATGAGATAAAACCTCAAGAACCATTAAAACCTTTATCACAAGTTAATTTAGAGGTAGAAAAACCACAAGAAGTAGTAGATGATTCTCCAATCGTTGAAATAGAAGAAGAACTCACTAAAGAGGAATACTGGGCTATTTTAGATGAAAAAGGAATTGAATACAAAAAAACTTACGGAATTAATAAACTTAAAGAATTAGCAAATGCCAATTAAAGAAGAAGAATTAAAACAATTTGTGTCTGAATATTTAGACATCAATGTTGATTCAATCGAATCATTAGACAACTTAAAAGAAACATTTGGTTCATCATTCGCAAGAAAAGATGTTTACAAGTCAGAATTATCAAAAGACCCAAATTTCATTAATCCATTAATCGGTAAAAGATTAGGAACTATTGAAACAAAGATTAAACAAGCAGCTAAGGATAAACTATCTTTAGAGTTTGATGCTGGGGATTTCAAGGATAAGTCTGTTGAGGATTTACTTGATTTAGTAACTGACAAAGCAAAAGGCAAGTTTGAAAAAGAGCTTGGCGATATGCGTTCAAAGGTAACTGGCGATTCAAGTGAAATTGAAACTAAATACCAAGAGCAATTAAAGTTACTTCGTGAAGAAGCATCTAATTGGAAAAACCAAGCTACTAATGCAAACCAAGAGTTTGAATCATTCAAGACTGGGTTAGTAGTTAAAGAGAAACAACAAAAGCTAAACTCTAATTTAGAGAAAGCATTTAACTCTGTTAAGTATGCTCCAGAAGCAGATGAGCTTCGTAAAGAAGGCTTTAAGACAAAGATTATGTCAGATGTAAAGTTTGATTTTGATGAAAATGATAATTTTAGTATCTTTGACAAAGAAGGTAAGACTTTATTCCATCCTAACAAGGCTGGAGTTCAATACTCTCCAGAAGATTATTTAAGAGATAAAGCTATTGAATATAAGATTTACCAAATGAATCCAGATGGAGGCAGACAAACTAATCAGAGAGTGGTAACACAAGCTGAAGTTAATGCTCCAGAAGGGCCAAGAGGAAGAATAATACACCCATCGGCTTCTCAGTATTAACTGAGTTGCCCTTGTGGCAAAATATACACATCGCAAGTGCGTGGATGCCTTATCCAATAATTAAGGAATAAGTGCCGAAAACTTACAAGGCAATATGAAATATGTAAGTGCATTTATTTTAATTTAATTATTATGTCGTATGTATTAGGACAATTAACAGCGTGTCCAACCATCCAAAGAGAACTGACAGATTATTTTATGACTTGTCCAGTTAATGAGTTTATGCCATTCTTTGAATTCGTAAACTCTCCAGTAAACAATATCGGCCTTACTCAAGAAGTAGCCCCAGGCGGAGGAAAGATTAGAACTGTAAGATTAACTTACACTCCTCGCCAATTAGAATCAGCAGTTACAGCTAACATTGCTAACCCTAAGTGTGATGTATCTAACTTCATCGGAGATAGATTTACAGATTACACATTAGATACAGATGAAAACCAAGGTATTGGTTTCTCAATGACTGCTCAAGAATTAGAAGCAGCTTGTATTGCTAACGAAACATATTTTGTTCGTAGATTAGCAGATTTAGTTGATGCTTTAGACCGTAAATTAGCTACTGAGCATACTGCTGACTTAGCTTCTTTAGTAGGTAAATGGGCTTCAAATGTAACTATGAACGCATCTAATGAGTTTGTAGTAAATACATTACAAGCTGGTTCAACTATGATTGACCCACAAACAACTGCAAAGATTGACTTTGCAATGCAAAAGACTGGTTATTGCAATGAATCAATGATTTTTGCTGGTTCTACTCTTGCTGAGTATTACAGAGCAACTTCATCTGCTGGATGTTGCACACAACAAGGTATTGATGTTGCGACTATCTTCAACCAATACGGTAAAGCGGTAGCTTATGACAGAAGAATCGAAGCGATTTTTGGAACAGCTAATGCTGTTGCAATTCAAGCTGGTTCATTAACTTTGTTAAGTTACACTCGTAGCCCTTGGAAAGAAGGTATGCCACTTCCTTATCGTGATGCTGGTAACTACATTTCAACTGTAATTCGCTCTCCAAGAACTGGAATCCCTATGGATTTAACAGTTTCTGATAGCTGTGGTACAGTTTCGGTTTCGCTTGTAGCAACTACAAAACTTGTTGGATTACCTTTGGACATTTATGCTCAAGGCGATTTCATGAGTGGTGTAAACTATATGGCACAAATCAAAGTTACAAATTCATAATTTTCATTCATTGGTGGGGGGCTAAAACCCCCTACCTTTATTTTTTTTAATATGGCTTGTTTTGACAATCTTATAGGATTAAAAGGCTCTTGTGGAGAGAGTGCATTACCATCTGATGGTTTATATTTAAACACACTTGGTATTAGCAGAGAATTTATAGAGGATATAATCAATGAAGATTATGCTGATGTAGATTCTTTTGTGTTAGATAAGATTTCTTTGGCTCAAGACCAAATTAAAAGCGATATTTATTCTAAGTTTACAGCCAAGTTTAATGTAACATCAATCTTAGAATCTGTAAGATTAGGACAATTTAACGAAACACCAACCATTGTTCCAGCTATTGCTGGTAGTTCAAAGGGTATTCAAATGAGAATTTGGAATGATACAACCTTTGCTAAATGTTATGTTTCTACTGTACAAACTTACTGGAATTATACTGGTAATGTTGATTTAAAAGTATATGACCTTACACAAGGTAAATTATTAGATACTATTGTAGTGGCTTCGGTTGCTAATCAAATAGTACAAACTACAATCAATAAAGTTTACAAAAGCTCAAGCCAAGACTTAAACATTGTGTTTATTTATGATGCTGCTTTCCCTTCTTATGCTTCAAGTTTCTTAAACTCTGGATGTGTAACTTGTAATAGAGGTGGTGCTTATATGCAAAACAAATATGTTTACTCTACTGGTGTAACCTTTTTAAATACAGACCCTAAAACACAAACATACTTGAATGGTAATAGTGATACTGGTGGTATCTCTGTTGTTTATTCTTTACAATGCGACCACGAAGCTTGGATATGCAGTAATGCTAACTTCTTTGTGAGTGCAATGTTATACAAAACTGCTTATTTGATTACTCAATATGCAGATTTAATGAGCAATTCATTCTCAAGTGCTAATATTGATAGAGATAGATTAAGGAGCAAGATGGAATATTACGAATTTGAGTACAATAATAGATTAGAAGCTGGAGTAAAAAACTTAAAGATACCTTCTTATGATGTTTGTTTTTCTTGCAATAGGTTAAGAATGAACAAAACAATCTTGCCAAGTTGATTTACAGCGAGGTAGATGGCATATATGAAACATTCTTCATTTCAAGCTTTTGGATTGAAGGAGATGAGTTTATCCAACAATTAGTAACAATTAAAATAATATTAAACTGATGACAGTAGCAGACTACCAAACCAAACTAAGGAATCAAATCAAGGCTTTAAAGTCTGATAAGATTATGCAGTTGGCTGTTTATTCTGTTAATCAGCAAAGGATTGAAAGGATATTTGAGAAGGGGCAAAACACTTATGGTTTTAAGATTGGAGATTACAATAGTACAACCCCAGTTTACATTAGACCAGAAGATGCTCCTAAAGCAGTTAAGTTAGGTGGTAAGCCACAAGCTATTAAGGGGAAATCTTATAAGAACAAGACTGGAGTTACTTTTAAGAGTACAGAAAAGAATCCAGAAACAGCTTATTACCCAAGTTATAAGGCATTTAGAAGGGCTATGGGTAGAGAAACTGGCTTTGTTAATATAAGGCTTAATAACCGATTACAAGGCGATTTAGCTAACGCTACTATAAGTAAAGCTACAACTAACTTAGCAAATAATAAACCTATTAAGGTTGATAACCATAGATACATTGTTACTCTTAAAAACCAAGAAAACATTGATAAGGTTCAGTCTTTAGAAAAAAGATATGGTAAGATAATTGACTTAACTGGGCGAGAGGTTAAATTTTACCACGAGATATTAGAAAAAGAATTTAGATTAGCTTTAGCAAAATGATACAAACGATAGTAAGATATATGCAAAATAAGCTGGATGCTGAAACTATCTTCCAAAGAAACTACGGATTAACCGAGTTAATAGAAAGAGATGGTAGGGTATTCCCTTTATTTTACGAAACTGATGGTAAATATAAGCTTGACTTCCAACCCAATAAATGGTTTGGAGTTTCTTATTTTAGAAAGAATGGTAATGTAAGCTTTTCTGATGGCAGTTTCCCTTCTTTAAAGCCTTGTGAAGTACCAGTTACTGTTACAGTCCCATTGAAGTTTATTTGTTCGATTAAGAAGGCTAAATTGAAGTGTGATGACAATTATGCTGGGGATGACTTGGCTTTTTATATAGCAAAATTATTTGAGGATATTAATGGTCTTAGAACGGAATTAAACGCAAAAAGAGCTACCTTTGTAGTAGGAGAATATAGTACAGATTCACAAAAAGTTCTTGATTCAGAATTTAATGGTATGGATGCTATATTTAAACCAGAATATGTTTACTTATCAATGGACATAGAGATAAATGTTCAAACAACTAAAGAGTGTATGTTTGATTATTGTGGTGGAGTAATCATTGATGAGGATGCAGATAAAGTAGTAGATTCAAGAAATAACAAATTAAGAGCATAGAAATGGCAGATGTAAGAATACAACAATATCCACAAAAATCAATCGTATCAGATAATGATATATTTTTGATTGCAGATTCTAATGATGTAGATGTAAATGGATTTTTAAAATATAAAAAAGTAAGAGCAAAAGACTTACCTTCTATTGTTAATACAGCAGAAAGTATAACTTATGCTAACTTGATTGCTTCTATTGCAGCAGATGACCTTATTATAGGTACATTTTATAAAATTACTGATTCTACTTCTGGAGTTTCTCCATTATTAGTTCAAGCAGTAGGAATTGATGCTATTGGTTATTTAGCTTTTGATGCTGCTAATCCACTTGTAACAATCAATTATGATGTTATTACTGATACTATTAGATGGAGTTTAAATCAAACTGTTGCACCTGTTCCAACAAATCGTACAATTACTGCTGGAACTGGTTTAACTGGTGGCGGAGATTTAACCGCTAATCGTACTTTTGCTATTGATAGCACGGTTACTACTTTAACAGGAACGCAAACATTAACTAACAAAACTTTAACATCTCCTATAATTAGCGAGGTTTTAGATAGTAACGGAAATGAAATATTAGGTTTTACTCCTATTGCTTCTGCTACTGATTATATTACAATCAAAAATGG